ACAGCATCCGCGTCGGCTGCAATTTCCACGGCGCGTCCATCGAAGTCGACGACCAGACTGCCGTCGCTGCCCACCATGCGCACAACGCCCATGGAGCCGTTCATCACGTCCAGCTCGTAGTCGTTCTTGGTCTGGATGATCTTGTCGCCGGCGTAAAGGCGCGGCCGTCGCCCGGTCTCTACGTCCGCGACCGACACGCCGTTGAGCTTTAGCTGGAGCAGTCGCTGCAGTTCGATGTTCAGCTCCACCGTCCCCAGCGGCCCCTTGTGGATGGGCGTCAAAACCTGGATGTCTTGCAGCAGATCGTAGCCAAGTCGCTCCTGCAAAACCTCATCAAACAGGAGCAGCAACATGCGGCGGACATCGAGGCAGTCCGTGAACTTGTCGATGACATACCAGGGCCGGCGCGCGCCGTGGCGCACCTCCGCGGTTGGCCGGACCTCGCCATCGAGGATCGCGGTGGAGTTCTCCTTCAGGACGCCTGCTTGGCGGATGATCGTCGTCAGCACGGTCGTAGGAATCGCGTGGGACTGCACCAGATCGCGCAGCAGATTGCCCGGGCCCACCGGCGGCAACTGGTTGTGATCGCCAACGAGGATCACCGCAGTGTGCGCGCGGTCAATCGCCTGGAACAATTGCCATGCAAGCGGAACATCCACCATCGACACTTCGTCGATGACCAGGACGTCCGCCTCAATCGGATTGAGCGCGTCGCGGGAGTACGTGCGGCCGTTGTAGCCGAGCAGGCGATGAATCGTGCTGGCCTCGTGGCCAACCACTTCTTCCAGCCGCTTCGCGGCCTTGCCTGTCGGCGCCGCGAGCACGACATCCAATTCCAGCCGCTCGGCGATGCTTGTGATCGACGAGACCGCGTAGGTCTTGCCGCTCCCAGCTCCGCCGGTCATCAGCGAGATGGAGTAGCAGAAAGCATTGCGCACAGCGGCCCGCTGCTCGGGATTCAGTTCGCCGGCCTCGGCGTTGAGCAGCGCCTCGACGTTGGCCACGGCGTGCGGATTCATTTGGTCGGCTTCGCGCAGGATGTCGGCGAGTTCTGCCTCCATCCGGTGGATCGCCGGCTCAGCGACGACGAGCTGGGCGAAAGGCAGGCTGACGAGCTGCGCCTCAGCGATCAGTGCTTCGAGGTGGCTCTCGATCACCTCACGGCTGTCGAGGTTGTCCATCACCAGCAGCGTGTTGGCGCGATCAAGAAGATCCTCGTACTCCACCCAGCAATGACCATCGTCGAGGGCCTCCGCGATGCAATTCGCCAGGCCGGCGCGAATCCGCGACGGCAGGTCCTTCGGCGTGCCCATCTTGCGGGCAATCTTGTCGACCTTTTTGAAGCCGAACCCTCGAATCTCACGAACGAGCACGTAGGGGTCACGCTGCAGGATGGCCACGACCTGGCTGCCGAAGCGCTCCACCAGAGTCGTCACCTGGTGATGCGTCAGGCCGAACCGCGACAGGTACGTCATCGCGGCGTTGAAGTCGGCGTTTGTCACCCAGACCCGCTGGAGTAGAAGGGCGGTTTCGGTGGGAATCCTGGCTACCGCCGCGACGCGCTCCGGCGAACAACGAATGGCGGCATCGAAACCGCGCCCAAACTCGTCGGCGATGGCGCGCGCCTTCGCTGGGCCGATCCCCTTAACGTCGGGATGGTTCGCCAGGAAGTTGGCGAGGCCGTCGGTGTCCATCTCCAGGTCGTAGCCGAGGCTCTCCGCCGCAAATTGCAGGCCGTACTTCGGATGCTTAGCCCAGTGTCCTTCCAGCACGACGGACTCGCCCTCGCGGACGAAGATCTTGCCGACGAAGGTGGCAAGGTCGCCGTCCGGAGTGCGCAGTTTCCCGGCGCTGAACGTCGCGCCGGAATAGAACACAGTCTCCACGACGCCGCGAAGGCTCGTTTGAACCTCCGCGCCCGCAGCATTCGTCATACGCTCCACCTCTTGTGTGCACCTAGCAAATACGCCTGCACGAAGTGGCAGGCCGCCTGGCGGCTCGAACAGAAAAACACCGGGATTCGGAAGTCGAGAATGATGGACAGCGCGCTGCCGAGCACGGCACTCGGGTGCGCCTCGCCGCGATAGCGCCGCTGCAGGACATCGACGACGCCCGCCTCGACGACAACGCACGCCGCCCTGTACTCGGCCAGCTTCCGCAACTCCCGGTGAAAGCGCTCGCGGGAATGAATGACGGTGGAGACGAAATCGTCGAGGCTCTTCCGCTCCACCGCGACCACGCCTTCGAGACCAGCGACCGAGTAATCCCCGGCCGGCAACGCGCGACGCTCGCTGCCGGCCAATTGGGGATCGAACGAGTAAGGTTCCTGCTCGCGCGTGTCGGTGATGATTGTTGCGAGTCCCGGATTAGAACGGGACAAGGGCGTCGCCGGCCTCCTGCCGGAAGCTTCCGGGTGCGCGGTCGTTGTCGATGCGGCGATTGAAGAAGATGTTCTCGTTGTCGCCCTTGGTCTTCTTCGTGACCTCGAGCTTCACGTCCAGCAGGCGCCGGAGATGATTCGGCAGGTCCGATAGCCGCTCCAGATCGAGCCCGCACAAGTGCAGGTCGGCCTTCAGGTACTTGAGCGTCTTCTGTGTGATGACGCTATTGCGCCAGATCAGCCGGTTCACACACTGCGGCGCGATGACGCGTAGCGTCCACTTCAACATCGGATTGCCCGAGGTGTGCGCTTCGGTCAGTTCGGCCTTCTCGACGTTCACCTGGTACTTCCCGTCGGGCACGCTTTCGTAGTCGCTACGCTCGGCGGCTTCCTCCGAGCGGAAGCCCGCGTCGAATTGAGACAGATCAATTGGTTTGTTACTCATCGTGTTTGCTCCTGTTGAGAATTCACTTCGTTGCTGATGCGGTTGCCGCGTGCGGCTTCAACGGCGCCACGGCCGTATTAAAGGCTTCGAAGAACTTCGAGAAGTCCAGGTCAAGCGTTTCCGGCAGCCGCCCAGTGCGGTCGCCGGCCTCGTAGTAAAGGCTCGGCTTGGTGCGAATCACCCGCCGCATTCGCTGCTCGCCGTTTTCACCGACTGTGACTTCCAGATCGCAGTACAGAACCATGTCGACCATGCCGAGCACGATCTTGCGAGCCTTGTCGGGCAATGTAGGGACGACGCGCGTGTACTTGCCCGTGCGCGTTTCGACTTCGATCTCCTTCGCGTGCGAGACGAGAAAGAGCCCGCAGGGCAGGAACGCCAGCTTGGTGAGCACGCGCTGAAACTCGTTGTTGATCAGCGCGTAGCCCTTGCCGTAGCCGAGGTCCGACTCGTGTTCGATCTTGAACTTCTTGAGGATGTAGTCGGCGCAGAACTTGTACGCGTTGTCGACCGTATCGATGATCACGGTCTTGAACTGGTGCTTGCCTTCGGTGATTTCGGCGCAGGCCGTCAGCAGGTCGTCCCAGGACTGGATCGGCACCTGGAACACATCGAGTGCGTTCAGGCCGGGCTCGGTGGCCAGGAACACCGCGCTCTCTGAGTTTGAGCAGAAGGTCGACTTCCCGATCTTCGTCTGGCCGTAAGCGAGCACGGTCAGGTCTGCCAGGTTCGGTTTGGGCGCGGTCTTCGCGCTGGGTAGTAATGCCATTTCGATAGATCTCCTTTAGAAGGCCGGTTCGGTCGTTGTTGGGGGCAACAAGCGCAGCTCCTCGTTGGGTGCCACGCGCTGGTAGAAGTTGTCGATGACGTTGGGATTGCCATTGGAGCGGCACAACGCGAAGTAGGCGCAGGGCCGCTGGTAGTTAAAGCAAAACGCCGTGTTCTGGTAGAAGACGCCGCGTCGGCGCGCGTCGAGGAAGGCCTGCGTCAGCTCCCACAGTTCGCTGCGCAGGATGTCGAAGCGGTCGCGCGAGAGATACAGCATCTCCCGGTGGAACATCAGCGGATCGGCGTACTTCTCCGCTAGGCGCTGCTGGAACTCCTCGTCGGATTCCGGCAGCTTGCGCTTCGCCGTGGTCTTGCCGGTCTTCGATTTCGCCAGTAGCTCGGCGCGCCGCTCCTGGAACTCTTCTTCGGTCTCGCCCTTGCTCTGCTGCAGGCGGGCCTTCACCAGGACGTTGTAGAGAATCCCGGTTATGGGGATGCCGAGCGTCTGCTCGATGTAGTGCGCGTACAGCGTGATCTGGAAGTCGGTCCAGAGCTTCTCCAGATAATCGGCGTCCATCTGCGACGCCGTCTTGTGCTCCAGCACGAAGTACTCGCCGCCGATACGCACGATGCCGTCGATCTTGCCGGCGAGGACAAAGCTGCGCGACGCGGCGCCAGTCGCCGGATTCACGATTGGGCCCTCGAACGTCTTCTCCAGCGCGACGATCTCGAATTCCTCCTTGGGATACCGGGCGGCGTACCCCCGCATCATCGCCGTGGCGTTGAGCCAGTCGCGCTTCTGGTCTTCTTCCTGGGCGCGGTTCGGGCAAAGCCGATCGATCCGGTCGAGAACCTTCGCAAGATCCCGCTCGCCGTGCCACAGCTCGAGGCATTCGTGGATCAACGAGCCGAAGTGGAGGTTGTAATCCCGCATAAGCGGCACGAGTTGCTCGATGTGACGCCACTCCACGGCCTTCCGGCAGTTTCGAAACATCGCCCACATCGAGTACGTGGACAGCATGGATGGGGTGGCCATGTCAGATCTCCGGGAACCTCTCGGGATTCGCCCCGCTGTTGTTCCAGCGAAGACACTTCACCGGCCTGCCGTTGCGGTACGCTACCCAGGCCTTGAAGAACAGGGCGATGATTTCCAGCAGCGGCAACTTGGCCTTTCCCGCACTGTTAGTGCGGAGTCGCTCACGCAACAGGTAGACAGGGTCATGCTGGGTGAGCCCGGCCCCGCTCGCCAGCCGGTCGAAGAAGCGCTCGGCTGACTCGGGATTCTGAGCGCTGAAAAGGTAGAAACAGCAGGTCATTACCCGGGGAGAGGCGAGGCCGCGGCCCATACCGGCGGCTCGACCGGCGACTTCCGAAATCCTCTGATCGCGACGAACGCGTTCATTGACCTTGGTCTTGCTCGGCTCCGCCGCCTTGTTGCCAAGCTGCTGAACACCGCCGTTCTCGTGGAGCAGGATCAAGTGCGCCGCCGCGCATGCAACGACCGCATTCTGGATACCCTCCAACTGGGCGATGTTCGCGGCGGTCCTGACCTTGCCGATGTCGATTGTGCTCATGGCTTCCGGATCGAGTCCGAAGATCACGTCGACGTCGATGGGCACTTCGCCCTCGGCACAGGCCCACAACCGGTGTTGCCCGTTCAGCAATGCGCCATTGGTTCCGAAGCTGATCGGCTCGCCGTTGTATCGCCATCGGCCTTCGGCGATGTCGAGCCACAGCTTCATCCAGTGCATCTCCGAGAGCGGGCGGTTGTTGAAGTTGGTTGTTTCGAGCCAGTGCCTCGCCATCGCCGGCGTCAGCAAAATTCTGATTCGGATCGGCGCACGGACTTTCAAGAGCGCGGCGAAACTGGCTTTCGTGCCGTCGAAGACGGCGGCCGCATGGATGTCAGCGGATGCTCGCTTCGGCGAGGACTGAGGTAAGGAAGTCACGTGTTTTCTCCAGTTGGTCTGTTAGTTGATTGCTGTTACTGCGGCGGACAACGGCCGCGAGATCCGTCTCGGACACCGGGCATTCCACAATGTCGGAACAGGCGCTCCACACTCGCTGGCACCAGTAGCGCGCCAGACTTTCGGTGGCATCCGGCAAGGACTGTGGACTTGCGCTCAAGCTGCCACTTGGCTCAGTGGTCTTCGCACTGGGGGTGGGCGTCTCAGGCGCTGGTTGAGCCGCCCGGCGATTGCCAATTTTGGAAGTATTGATGGTGCGACCGTCGCCGCCGGCGCGTTTCGCCGACTTGGGAATTTCCCTAGTGGCCTCCAACTTTTCCCGCCACGCAGCTACGGTCTTGTGATCCACGCCGACGTGGCGGGCAATTTGGGAATCGCTTTGCCCGGCGCCCTTGGGGTGCTTCAACGCGGCCTTCACCGCCCGATGCTTGTCATCGTTGGTGCGCCTGAGCCCATTGGTCTTGTTTGCGGCGAAGCTGTACCATTGCGCATCCTCGTGTGTGCCCTGGCGCATCTCGCAGACGACTTCTTCCCGGCCGGCCTTCTCGGCCGCCTTGACGCGATGGAAGCCATCGGCGAGCCAGTAGTTCGTGCCGTCGTAGAACACGACCACCGGCGGGAAGATCGCCCCGTCGGTCATTGCATCCATGTAGTCGAAGACCGCATCGAAGTCGATGGCGGCGCGCGGCTGCGTACCACCATCCAGCCGGATGCTGGCGATCTGAATGCTCTCGCCGTGCTTCACTGGGCACCCCCGGCAACGAAGTAGTTGGGGCCAATGCCGGCAGCCAGGAAGGCCTTGCGGATATGGGCAATGTGCTCGTACACAACCGACCTGGCGGTGCCGAGAGTCTCGCTCGCTTCAGTCGGGGAACCGCATCGCAGCGCCATCACCGTCGTCCGTACCGGCGCCGGAAGACCCCTGACGACGTTGCCAACGTCGAGCCAGAATTCGAGCCGATCCGCAGTGGTCGGTACGCTGTCCTGAGCAAGATCTGGAACGGAATCGCCGTCGATCAACTCAGGCCGGCCCAGCGGCAGGCGGCACCGCGCCAGGCGGTAGCGCAGAATCGTCGCGATCTCCCGGTCCATCACGCGGCACATGAAGGTGCGGAGAGACGCCCGATCCCCGTCATAGTTGTTGAGTTGCGAGCAGACGGCCAACAGAAGCTGGGCCTCTACGTCGTCCTGGTCGTCTGGCGTCAGCCCGCCTTGGCCGACGCTGGACTTGGCTTTGAGCCGGGCCAGGCCGCGCGCGGAACGGATGACGTCGTCCTCCTTCACGACCGTTCTCCGCGCTTCCGGGCTTCTTGTTCGACTTCCATGGACTGCGGTAGTCCGTGGCGGATCTCAAGTACGCGGATTTCTCCGACATCGATGGCGCGCGTGTACTCGAAGAACTCCGACACATGACGCTTCAGTTGGTAGTCGGTGGAGATGAGGCGACTGTCAGCCGCCTCCACCCCAAACTTCACATCGCGCACGGCCACTGGCCACGGATCGAGGACGAGCTCGCCATCGCGGATCTGAAGATACTCAAAGCGGCCAAAGGCCACTTCCCGCATGGCTGCGAGGAAGCGCTGTTCGGCCGCCGACAGGTCACTGGTGAAGCAGGGCTTGGCTGCTGTCATTGCCCGACCTCCGCTGCCACTTCACCGCCGCTTGGCCGCGTCTCCAGCCAAGTGCGGATGTCCTCCAGGGGATATCGAACCGCCGCGCCAACCTTGATGTAGCGGGGGCCTTGATTCAACAGGCGCCAGCGGCGAATCGCCGCGGTACTGAGCCCGCAAATGTCGGCTACTTCAGCTTCGGTGAGCAGCGGCTCGACCAGTTGGCCAGCCGCTGCGATGGGTTGTTTGTTGGGTTGAGTTGCAGCCACGCAAGAAGCTTCGCCGACTGCTGCGGTAAGAGGTCAAGGTGAGAACGGGGGTAGGAAAGGTAGGAAAATGTCGGGCGGAATCGGGCTCGGGGTAGGAAGGGGATTCCTACCGTTGCCTTTCAAGGAGTGGTGATCAGTCCTACGAGTCGGCCCTGGCAGTGAAAGGCGCGGGGCCGGCGATCGGTGATTTGTCCGAGAACCACATTACGGACACGCCGCCTAGCTGATGCCAGTCTGGTCGCGGTCGATGTGGCATAGACTGTCAGAGTGCGCCAGGTTTCCAAGCACCATTCCTACGAAGAGCTGCGAGGCGTGGTTGTTGACATCCTCCTGCGGAAGGAGTCAATACGTTATGGGGCAAGGGATTTCAGTAGTTTGGTGAATGGCGTCGCAGAGGTCTTGGTTCGGAGGGGAAGTCCGGCTACAGACCAACAATACGTGGGATCGCCGGATGAAATTCGGCTGGATCCTGACAACCTCGAGTTGGTTCGCGATGTGTTCTGGGACCTGTTTCGACAAGGTGTGATCACCCTCGGCAGTGACGACAACCATGAGGCTTGGCCCTGGTTTCGCCTCAGCCACTATGGTGCAAGAACTCTCCTCAATCAGAGCCCGTTCCGATTCCACGATGCGGCGTCGTACCTAGGTCTGGTCAAGACCGAGGTGCCGGACATCTCCTCTGAGGCGCTCACATACCTCGATGAGGCCGTGGCAACCTTCTACTCCGATTGCCTCTTGGCGAGTTGTGTCATGCTCGGCGTCGCTGCGGAGACGGAGTTCCTGAGCTTAGTCCGTGTTGGACGAGCCAACAGATCACACGCGCCGCTTTTCGAGAAGGCCGACAAAGAGCGCACCATTCGTCAAAAGATCTTGAAATTCCAAAATGGCCTCAAGTCCCTGCCGACAGAACTGCTCGAGCAAGCTGGTGAGGACATTGAAACGCATCTGAACGCGATCCAGTCGGTACTCCGAGTGGCGAGGAATGAGGCAGGACACGTGACGACGGCCAAGCCGCCCAGCCGCGAACAGGTGTACGTGTTCCTGCAGCTGTTCATACCGTTCGCGAAGCAACTCGCGCAACTTCGGGTGGCGCTCGGGTAGTGCGGCATTCACCCGCCCGACGACTCTGCCGCCATCGCGCCGTTAGCCTTCAGTGGGGTCTCTCCGGAAAGCACGCTCTCAATCCTCTGTGACATCACGGACTCCCCGTTCAGCGTGCCTCGCCGCCAACGCTGCATGTCGGGCTTGTACATCTGGGCTGCCTCGCACACAGACGCGATGGTCGCGTCATTGGCGGTGAGGAAAGCCTGCAGTCGTGCTTCCCGCTCGTGCGCAAGCTCACCGGCGCTGCCGTCCTGAACGGCGGCTTCCGCGGCAATTGCGCAGCGGTCATCGCCAGCAGCGGAGTCGCGCTTCGGCGCCGGCGCGAGCGGCGACTCGAGTTCCAGGTTGTCCTGGTGGCGTTGCCACGCCCTGAGACTAAGCTGCGCCACTTGGCCCGCCACTGCGCCTCGCACCAGTTGGTGGAAGTTCGCGACCGCAACATCGAGGCTGCCGGCGAACAGTGAGTCATAGGGCTGCAGTTTGCCTTGATAGGTCCGGTCCGAAACGACCCATGCGCATTCCCGCAGGAAATCCTCGAAGTCGGATGCATGGCCAATGTCATCCAGCGCGGCTTCGCCGTAGGCGGGGATGACCGTAGCAGCGAATCGAATTCCCGCCTGCCAATGCGGAGGTACGAAATCCGCCGCGCGAGAAGGGAGGTAGGCTCCCAACCCGTCCATCCAGTTGCGCCAGTTGGCGGAAACCTCGCGTGATCTGAATTCCACTTCCGCCCGCGTTCGCGCCCTGCGCACTGTGGCGCGTGACGAAAGCGACCGCATTCGCACCACCGCCGCGTCCCGAGAAGTCTTAAAGAAATCGACAAACCTACCGGTGTCCATGCCCAAACTTACCCCAAATCGCTGGACGCGAACAAGAGACGAAAGTGGTCTCCACAGCCCATCTTGTTCATCCGGTTGGAAATAGAATTCTTGACCTGAATCTCCTGTGGATTTTTGCGGCAGTTTATTGCATCGGGTCTGCTGATAACACAGCACTTGTTGCTTTCTTCAGTCCCGGCAACAGCTCACGCCACAACCGCCGCTGGGCATCCCAATCGACTTCTGCTACCAGCTTCCGCAAGCGACGCTCCGGGGGTAGGAAGCAATCCGGGAAGAGTAGGTTTTCCTGGATATCGGGAGCCAGATTCGAAAGGTTCATCACCTGGGTGATCCGGGCCCGAGTGACGTAGCCCAGCCGGGCGATGTCGGCGTAGTCGCGTAGCTCGCCGCCATCCACCAACCCCTGGTAACGGACCGCGAGGGCCATCAACCGGGTGACCCTGGGTGTCCGAGGAGTAGGCGCCGGGCGCTCGATCTTGCGCGTCCCCTCCTTCCTACCCTGGCGGCGCGGTAGGTCTAGCGTGATCTCGACTTCCATCGCCGGTGCGCTGAGCTGTCGGTTCCGCTTCATTCTGCCATCCTCCCCGAGCACAACTCCCGCATGCCTTGCGAGCGGAACGCCACGGTAACCTTGCCGCTGCGGCCGTCGTAGCCGACCCGCTCCACCAACAGGTTAACCATCCGCGTCTGCTGGTGTGACCGCAGTGAGTTCCATACCGCGTCGAAGTCCTCCAGCGCGGACAGGACGTCCGCCTGATCGAGCGGGTCATCCAGCAGCGCGTCGAGTTCGGCACGGATCGTGACGAGACGTTCTTCGACGACTTGAACCTCTTTGTGTCCGGTTACGAGCCGATCGAAGCGCGCCGCCGAGCCATCCACTTTGCCACTAACCGTCGCGGCGCAAGCCATCTCTGCGTTCAGCCGCCGGAGCTGTATGCGCGCTGCCGCTTCATCAGTCTCCAGCTGCTCGGTTCTTGCGCCAACCTGGGCCCGCGCATGCTCGACAGTTCTGCGGGCAATCTCGGGATCGCTCCCAAGCCTGCGGATGCTTTCGACCACCGCTGCCTCGATAGCATGCGCCGCGACCGATTTCGTCTCGCACGTGTTCCAGCCCCGCTGCTGCGCGTTCAGGCAGACGTAGTACCTGTATCGTTTAGCGCCGCGCATCGTGTACGTGCTGATCATCGGCGCGTTGCAAGTGGCACAGACAACCAACCCGTGGAGCAGCGCGCCGTACTTGTTTCGGGTGCGGTCGCGGTGGGCCGCGCCGTTGCGGCCGAGGAGCTTCTGAACCCGCTCCCAAATCTTCACGTCGACGATTCCGTCCTGCTCTCCTTCGTAAATCGTGCCCTTGTGGTTGACCTTGCCGGCGTAGACCACATTGGTCAGCAAGCCGTAGAGACGGCTCTTGGTGAAGGGCTTGCCGCCGTGCGCGCGCCCCTCGGCCGAGAGCCAGTTCTTCGTGCGCCAGTCGCGCCGCCGGAGTTCATCGACAACGGCGATGGCGGCCTGATGCTCAATGTAGAGATCGAACATGCCCCGGACACGCGCGGCCTCCTCCTCGTTGACCACCAGTCGGCCGCCGCGCGGGTCGATATCGTAGCCGAGGATCGGATGCCCGCCGATCCACTTGCCCTTCCGCCTCGCCGCCGACTGCTTGTCGCGCGTTCGTTCCGAGATGATCTCGCGCTCAAACTGCGCGAAGGACAGGAGGATGTTGAGCGTCAGCCGCCCCAGCGAGTTCGTCGTGTTGAACTGCTGGGTGACCGAAACGAAGCTGACGCCACGCTTGTCGAAGACCTCGATGATGCGTGCGAAGTCCATCAACGACCGGCTGAGGCGGTCGACCTTGTAGACGACCACGCAGTCGACCTTGGCGGTCTCGATGTCTCCGAGCAGCTTCTTCAGTCCGGGCCGCTCCATGTTGCCGCCGGTGTAGCCGCCATCGTCGTAGCGCGCTGGCAGCAACTGCCAGCCCTCGTGGCGCTGACTCAGAATGTAGGCCTCGCCCGCTTCGCGCTGCGCGTCCAGTGAGTTGAACTCCTGCTGCAGACCCTCGTCGGTGGATTTGCGGGTGTAAATCGCGCAGCGGACCGCCTTTGTGGGCAGGGCCGCACCATCGTCGTTCTGCTTGCCGCTACCGTTTCTCAGTGCCATTGGCGCTCCCCACGGGCATGTGGAAAAACAGGTATCCGTTCCACTTGGTTCCCGTGACCTCCTTTGCAATCGCACTCAGCGACCGGTACCGCTGCCCGTTGTAATTGAACCCCTCCTCGCGGACCTTGACGATGATCGTCTGGCCTTTGTACTCGCGTTCCAGCACCGTGCCGGGAAGTGGCCGCCGCGGATCCGCGTCCGGCGAGATCTTGTCCTGCGAGCACCGCCCACCAGCGGCATCGAAGTCGAATCCCTTCGGCGCGCGAATCCGCAGATCCGCATCGTTGGCGATCTCCAGCGCGCGCCGCCTGGCCCGATCCGACAGCCCGCCCTCAGCATCCGCCTGGAGCCGCCAGGCAATACGTCGGAAGAGAAACTGCTTGTGGTTGGACCGCGACTCCTCGCCGAACACCTCGCGGTACCGCTCTCGCAACTCCCGCACCGTCATCCGTTTCAGCGCTTCAATCTGAGAACGAACTTGAATCTGCAAGTCCTTCTCCTTTCTCTGAGGCGTCAACCTCGTGTCCATGAGGGCTCGCTTCGGAGGGAGTAGCAAGTTGGTCCTTGCGGCGGTCTTTGCGGTGCCGGAGGTAGCCGTCGGCCAGGATCGCGGCGATGCTATCCAAGTCGTCGAGCAGCTCTTCATCACGGATGTTCACGCGTCGTCTCCCTGGCGGGAACCGCGCGGCGTGCAGCGGTGGGAAACGGCGGAAGCGGAACACGGCGAGGCGCTGCTGTGTCCCGGCACTCGGGCCGGCGCCCACAGCGGTGTCCGCCTCGCGGTAGTCCCACTGTCTGGTGAAGTCGGGCGGCGATGCGCGCCCTCACTAGAAACATACGCGAAGCGTTCGAAAAACGTCCGGTTGCAAACCAATCCGAGCGACGGCGTTAACCGCGCGCCCGTTCTCTGCCGCGCGCCGGAGAGTTTCCGCTGAAAAGCACGCCTGGTCGGGCAACGGGACGGCTCACCTGGATTCTCCGCCATGTCGCACACGACGCTCACCGAACCGTAAGTGCTTGGCTATGTTGAGGAAAGGACGCGACGTTCAGGCGGGAACACAAGGGACGATGGCGTTAACAAGTGGGGAAAACAAATTCGGGTGAAAATGAGTTGGCTCCTCAGGTAGGACTCGAACCTACAACCCTTCGGTTAACAGACGCGTAAGTGGCTGAAATACAAAGGCCTTAGATCGTTACCAAGCGTCCCCACCCCTTGCGCTATGTTGCTAAGGGCAGCCAGTTTACGCGGGAGGCGGCCGGAGCCCCCTCCAGACACCTTTTGCTCACGATTGCTCGCCTTTTCGCGCCAGACTACAAGGATTTTGAAGGATAATCCCCACAAAAGTCCCCACAGTCGCTCCAGAACGCGACTGGCGTGATATGTTCTTGGCAATGGCGCAGCGCTTAGCCGCCCTTGAGCGTTCAGCCTTGAGTTCACGATGAAGAGATTTGAGGACGAGTGCCCGTTACTCGCGCCGGTGCCCCGGGAACGACTTAGGGCACGTGCCGCGCGACGCGAAGATAATCTCAAAAAGCATCTCGAGTTGGCGTCGATACGTCTTCGTAAGGTCGGTGAGGGCCTCGAACTAGCAATTGGCAAGAGTGAACGGATGGCCACGGCGGTGGTGCCGCGCCGAATAACCTCCGAGCTCCGCCAAGACATCATCGGTGCGGCAGAAGCAGAAGCACGTGATGGTGTGCGGGAGTTTGCCGACGGCCTACTGTCTTCTCGGGGGCGGTTGGCGGTCCATGTGGTGCTGTTTCGGCAATACACTGCGCAGTTGGTTCGCGAAGTGCGTGATCAGCTCGGCTCTGCGATGTTATTCCAAATCGAGCCGCTATCGCCTTGGCAATGCGACACTGTCGCACAGCGGGCAATTCTAACTTGCGAGCAGATCATTGCGGAACGAAGAGCGATCGAGGAGCGTTCCGGCGGTGCCGCGCAGGACACGGATGCCGACAAGACTGGCTGCAGCACACAGAGTGTCCGAACGTGGCCGGCACCAGTCCAGGAATGGGAATCGCAGAAACCACCCGCATGCGAAACGTTCGAGCAGTATGAGCACATACCGGAAGCTAATTTTCGACACATCGTTGCTGATCAATGCGGCGTAGAACCACAGGCCGTGACGCTTGAACAAATCGACCGAGTGGCGGCTGAGTTTTGCCACCATTTTGAGCGCTTTCGAATCATCCCGACAATTCCACTAGGCCGTCCCCCGGATACCGACGAAACGGAAACGCGTGCTCCTCTAGAGGACGAGGACTACTGGAAGCGGTGCGAAGATGAGTTTCGCAAGCACGATACGGAGCAGAACACCAGGCTGCTGGCTCTGTGGGACTCGTCTGAGAATGGCTGGGAATTCAGATTGGATTCCCAAGGGGAGGTGTCTTCAGGCGGAGCGTACAATCTGTTCTTGTCTCTCGCAAGCATCGCCGCGAAGGGACTCGTTGGTCCTCGAAGCCCGAAGCCATGGGTCGACTGGTTGAATGAGTTGCGGCGTACTGAGGATGCTCTGACTCGCAAGCCACGATTCGCCAAGGTCGCGTTCAAATGTTCCGGAGCCCACAGCGAGCGCGAAGTGAAGAGGCGGCTGGCGGAAGGCCCACCCATTCCCGCATCTGCCTTGGTTGAGTATTACGAAACTGAAGCAGACACGTGCTCGGCCGACCTAAGCGGCATGTGCGACGTCGATCGACCTGTAGGTTCAATCGGGAAACAACTGTACTGGGAATCAGACGTCATACAAATTGACCATCTCTTCAGAGCCTCAGCAGACTACTGTCTGGAGCTTCGGTCGCTGGCGCCCCACTGCAAACCGGATGCTGCAAACATGGCAGGTCAGAC